TTCCTTTGCATAGTGACTATTCTGATACGTAAACCATGTTTTTGTTGGCGGCATTTCCTTGCTATGAGTATCCAATTTTATCTTGTCAATCTCACTAACCCAGCCATATTCAGTTGATCGAGCATCACTGTAAATACAACCCCAAAACATGCCGTCCTTGCATAATGCCCAACCACTTACTTTTTCAATTGTTTTCATACCATCCATCCTCCAATAAACCCCAACATTAAACCAACAGCACCACAGATCAACAAACTTAATATCGGATTATCTTTGTATTTTCCAGTGAATTTTTCATACAAAATACGCTCAATTATTTGCATCCAAAATGGCTTCTTAATGAATACCAATGGCTGATTAATGCCATAAAACTTGATGAAGTACTTGTCTTCATTCCAGTGCGTAAATTCAAAAGGTGCATTTTTTTGAATGTAGCTTAGTTTTATTTTAGCTAGTTTGGTTTTCATAACATACTCCAAGCAACATAAACAGCAGAAAATGCTGAAATAAAACACAATGTAATTAACGTGGATAGAATGATAATTCCATGCAATCCAGTGCGTAATATTGCTTCAAGAATAACCGCAATTAATGCTATTGCGATTGGTAGTGAGAAGGCTAGTAATTCGATTGGGATCATTTTATTTACTCAACAAATTCAATAGTGTGTGATATTTTTTCAACAATTTTTACAAATTTAGCATTATCAACAAAGTCTCTAACTTTGAATTGATGGTTGTAGTTGTTTTCATTAATTGGTTTTTCAAGTACATGGAATCGCTTTGCTTTTTTTAAGCTATCAACAATTCCGTATGAATCAAAACCAAATTCAGACCACTCAACGCCCCAGTATTTACCCTTGTTCACCAACAAATANCTTTCAGTTTCTTTATTTGCTATTGTTAATACATTGCTCATTTCCGCATTTCCTTCTCAATTAGTTTTTTGATGTAGGTGCTGAATTCCTTGTCTTTTAAGAATGGGCATGTGTCTTACATTGGCAAGCCTTGGAATCACGCATCTGTTATGAAATTCTACAAGATTCAATGATAAACTAACCTCCATCACGGAGGTTTTTTATGCAAACAACAAACGCACAGGCGCGTAAAATCATCAATGATCATATCAAGGCATTCACTGGTATTCCACAAACTGCAATCAATTGGGAAAACCAAGCCAACTTCAAGCCGCCTACCACAACGCTATGGTGTCGCGTCACAATCGACTATGCTGACTCAAAAGAATCATGCTTGTACAAAGGCTTAATGATTCGAGATTACGGCATTATATCAATTCAATGTTTTGCACCGAAAGGCACTGGTGATTTATTGTTGGTATCATTAGCAGATGCGTGGCGTGAACATTGGAATGGCTTTAACGTCGGTGATGTGTGTGTGACAAAAACACACGCTCCAAAGATTGGTAGAGCCGAACCGGATGACCTATATATTATGGCTCTCATTCGTGCTGATTTTAATGTAAACTAAGGCATAAATATATAGGAGACGATAAATGTCAACTGGCAATAAACAAGTTCTACAATATTCAAAGGAGACGGTATTCGGCACCACGCCAGATCCTTTCGTCCGAAAAGCTATTCCATTCACTACAATTGAGTTAGATAGCGTACCAAATAAAGCAGATTCAACTGTAATCCTTGACAGTCGATTGGCTCAGAAAGGTGCAATTGTTTCTGTGAACCATGAGGGCAATCTAACGACAGAAATGCGTTACGGTGTCTATGATGATTTCCTAGCATCGAATGCTATGAATGAATGGGCAGGTGACACACTTACTTTTGGTGGTGATGTAAAAATTCCATTGTCAGTGATGCGTGGCTATAAAGACGCAAACAACTATCACGTATTCGCTGGAACATTGGTGAATATGTTTGAGTTGAATATTGCGACTGAAAGCATTGTTACAATGTCATTCGGCTTAATGTCGAAAAGCCGTACACCGTCAATGATCGTCCCAACTGGAACTGTTACCACTCCAACTCTACCGCCACCATACACCAACGTATCAGTAGGTGATATTCTAATTGATGGTCAATCAATGGCTGGTATTGCATGTATTTCTGAGTTCTCATTTGGTTGGGATAACTCAATGGAAGCACGTAAATGCTTGGGTCAAGGTTTAGAGACTGGCAACATCGTGGCTAAAACTGCGAATGGTACAGGTTCGTTCACAATGGAGTGGTCGCAAGATGCTTGGAAGCTTTACGAGAAGCAGTTCTCGAATACAACGATTGGCGTAGTCGTTCCATTCTTGGACAGCGCAGGCAATGGCTACACATTGACAATTCCTGAAATGGAAATCACCGCACCATTACCTAGTGGCGGTATGGATGATACTTTACAGCTTACTGTAGAGTACAAAACCACAGCTCAAGCACCAGTTCTTGTCCGCGCGCCGTTTGTTGGCCCATAAACAAAACGCCCTGTCATAGTGATATGATAGGGCATTACTTTGGAGTGTGTAAATGTCACTAGCAATCAATACAGTTAAGCCAAAAAATACAGAACGATGGGTGCACTATACCGATTCAGAAGATAAAGTATTGGCAAGTTTTCTTGTGCGAAATATTGGATTTAAAAGCTACCGTGTGGCGCTTGAACGTGCTAACAATCAGATTGCATCCAAAGGCTTTGATGTAGATTCGGCAGACAAGAACGACAAACTATTCCATGAATTGATTTTAGATGCTGTTGCTTGTCATTTAATCGTTGACTGGAAAGGTTTGGTTGATGAAGAAGGCAAAGACATTATCTTTACAACTGAAAAAGCCAAGGAAATTTTAACATTTGGCGATATTGGTATGTTGATCTGGCATTTTGTTCGTGATGAAGCGCAAAAGTTGCAAGACGAAATTGATAAAGAGCGTTTTGAAATCTTGGGAAAGTCAGAGAACTCTACGAATGGTCAAAAGTCGGAAGCACAACAAGACGAAACACAATCGAACGAGCTTTAGGAAAGAAAGAATCAAAGCCACCCGAGTTTAGCTATGTCGCAAATGAAATACTGAAATCATATAATGATATTGCACGGTCAAGACGATATGAGAACGGTATTCCATTGACATTATCATCTGTAGAAATCAGTGCGTATCTACAAATGAATGAGTTGCCATGTGACCTAGCGATATTCAATGAAGCAATATTCATGTTGGACAATATGTTTGTTGATGAAGCGTACAAGAAAAATGCATCCAGAAAGTAGGTATTAAATATGGTAGAAGAAAGCAGACTCATTATCTCTATTGACGCTCGAAATGCAGAACGTAATGCACGAGAGTTAAATAGAGAATTAAACAACATGACGACCAACGGTATTCGTGCTGAAAGCCAAATGAATAGCATGGGGTCTGCTTTCCGTTCGCTTGCAGGTTATATGGCAGGCGTTGTCACCATTGGTACAGCCATTAGCAAAATGGATACCTACACTGGCTTACAAAACAGATTAAAACTTGTCACCGACTCACAAAATGAACTAAATCAGGCTATGTCTGATACTTTTGCTATTGCTCAAAAGACGGCTTCATCTTGGGATTCAACAGCAATGGTCTATCAACGATTTGCAGATAATGCGGATCGGCTTAACATCACAATGAAGCAGACCGCGTCACTTACTGAAACAGTATCTAAAGCTATCTCAGTGTCTGGTGGTACAGCAGCAAGCGCGGACGCTGCTTTAGTCCAATTTGGGCAGGCCTTAGCATCTGGTGTCTTACGCGGAGAGGAATTTAATAGTATCGCCGAACAAGCACCTGGTTTGCTTAAAGCAATTGCCAATGGTCTTGACACAAATGTTGGATCACTTCGCGGAATGGCAGCAGAAGGAAAGATTACAGCCGATGTTTTAGTGAAATCACTAACTAAAGCACAACCATACATTGACGACCTATTCAATAAAACAGATTTTACAATCTCGCAATCATTCACCAAGTTATCAAATGAAGTAACAAAATTCATCGGTGAAGCAGGCAAAGCAAATGGTGCTGCTTCTGGACTGTCTGACGCGATTAATGTGCTGGCAAACAATCTAAGCACGATTGCAAATATTGCTGTTATTGGCGGTGTGGCTTTGCTAACAAAAACTATTTTGTCGCAAACTGTCGCTATCTATGGCTCGGTTACTGCATCAATAGCACGTAGAGGTGCAATACTATCCGAACTAGCAGCACAAGCAGCAGCAAGTACAGTAGAGACCACTAAAGCAGCAGCAATAGCAGAACATGCTGCAATGCAGGTTATTGATGCTAAAGCTACAGCAGCGCGAATGACTGGAATGCAGAGACTTGCTTATATTCAGTCAACCGTTATCCCTCTTGAAGCAAAAGCCACTCAGTTGA